ATCAATTAACCAAAGGGCAGTTCGGTATTTTATCTAAATTCCAAGCTGAATCACTTTATACTGATTCGCTTCAAAAGTTTAATAGAAGCGTAATAAAGCAAATGGCTAAAAACGCACCTGCTGATTTATTATATGTATTTAATGGACCGATTGATACTAGAACTTCTAATACGTGTATGCAAATATTAGCAGCTGGACCGATGACATTATCTCAAATAGAAAATAGATTTCCAGGTACATTTGAAAATGGTGGGCACTTTAATTGTAGGCACCAGTTCAGAAGGTTCACACAAAGAGGAATGTATAAACAAAATAAAATTGAAAAGGTATTTGAAAAAAGAAACCTTACGCAAAGGACAAGTTTGTAATGTCAAGGGTTAATCCAATAAATAAAATTACAGATATTAAATTGAAAACTTTTAATGATATAGCAGATGATGCTGCTAACACCATTAGAGAAATGGCTAGAAAAAAACCTGGCCTAGTTAGAGGCAAAAAATATTCTTCTAAATATGCAGATTTTAAAAAACAAGCAAGTAAATTCTCAAACAACACTAGCTTTATTGACCTTACATTGAGTGGCTCTACATTAGAAAGCTACATGAGGAGAAAAGAAGTTAGAAACAATTTAGTAACAGTTGGATTTACAAGCAGAGAAGCAGCCAATGTAGCAAGTAGTTGGGAGAAAAAAGGATATAACTTATTCCAACCCAAAGTCATCAAGCACATTAAAAAAACTATACAGCAAGTAATTGGCAAAGAATTAAAAACAAATTTCAGTCGCGCAAGTGGCCGATTTACAATAAACCTATAACTCACTAAAGAGGATACAAATGTCAGAACAAGAAGTCAAAGCTCAAGACGTAAAAGAAGAGCCAGTCGTTAATCAAGACGTAAAAGAAGATTCCGTAAGCAGCACCGAAAAAGCTGAAGATTATAGTGTTCCAGGAAAGCGTTTTAGAGAACTTAACGATGCAAAGAAAAGCCTTGAAAATGAATTGATGACACTAAGAGGTGAACTCAAGGAAAAAGAAGTTGCTGAAGCTGAAGAGAAAGAAGATTGGAGAAATCTCTACGAAGAAACTAAGTCTGAAAGAGATAAGTTCCAAGCTGATGCTAATAAGTTTCAAGCGATTGAACAATCAAGGAAAGAAAGATTGCTCGAGAGTTTTCCAGAGAATTTAAGGGAGAAAATGTCTGCCTTAGATTCCGATACTCTGGAACAAATGAAAACAGAATTTAATAATAAAGTTCCTCAGACTGATAATAGTGGAGGTGGAGTTTCTGGTGGCAAGGTTTTAAGTTGGAAAGACTTATCGCCTGAAGATCGGAAAAAGAACTTTGCTGATATCATGAGAAGGAAAAAATAAGGATAAAATAAAATGGCTGAAGTAACAACCACAACAGCTGCTGGGTAACATGGCAGCTTAAAATCGAGGAATGAAGCGGGAACCCTAAGTTTTAGATAAGGGAATCCGAACCGAAGGCTAATCAAAGATTAGTCAGGGGCAGAGCATAGGTACTGAAAAGATATAACGTACCCAAGAGGCCTCGACAACGAAAGTTGAAAAGATATGCCGAACTTTAGGGAAACCTAAAGAAGTAGAGGATAAAAAGCCACTACGATAACAACTGAATTTTATACCTGAAATTTGGACTGACGGAGTAAAAGCATATTTAGAACGCAATCTTGTGTTTGAACAATGTGTTGACACATCTCTGAATGGCCTTGTCAAAGGTAACAAAGGTGATACATATCATATCCCTAAATTAGCAGAGGTTAGTGATGCCGCTAAAGCAGCAGAAACACTCGTAACTTACGCAGCTTCAACTCATGCAAAAGCCGATCTAACGATCGACCAGCATCGTTACGCTGCAAAACTCGTTGAGGACATAGCAAGTGTCCAGTCTATCCCTGGCCTTTTTGAAAAAGAAGTTAGTGGAATGGCATATGCTCTTGCTAAGACCTATGATGCGTTTATTGAATCAAAAGTTGAAGCGGCTACGACTAATAGTACCGCTTTAGGAACTGACAACGTAATCACAGCAGCAGAAATCAGAGGCGGAATGAAGACTTTGATGGAAGCTGACGTAGACACGAATGAGTGTAACTTTGTCGTTTCTCCTGCATTGTATACTGCAATGCTCGGAATCAGCGATTTCGTAGATGCTTCTAAAATGGGCGCAGGCCCATCTGGATTGAAGAATGGTCAAATAGGAATGCTTTACGGTATGCCTGTTCTCCACTCAACAGTCATGGGATCATCAGGCTCAACTGGCGTAGAAGTTGGATATATTTTCCATCCATCTGCTGTTAGTGCAGCTAGACAACTAGAACCAAGAGTACAAGCTGAGTACAGCGTGGACTTCTTAGGTACTAAAGTTGTTACCGATATGCTTTACGGAGCAGTCACAGTTTTTGAGGGTAGAATCCAAGAGTTCAAGAATCCTTAATCACTAATAGGAGTTATATGGGGGCTTTTATTAGCCCCCATTCCTTTTTTTTAAATCCAGGGTAATATATAAATGGCTACAAATCTAAAAGGCATAAATCTAAAAGGCTTAACATCAAGACAAAAAAGCCAAATGCAAAGGCACAAAACGCATCACACTAAAAGGCATTTATCAAAAATGGCTACTGAGATGCGTAAAGGTAGAACTTTTACACAAAGTCATAGAACCGCACAAAGGCTTGTCGGTAGATAAATGGCCATAAATTATAGAGGTGTGCGTTTTTCTGGTTACAATAAGCCAAAAAGAACACCAAAACACAAAACAAAAAGTCACGCAGTTTTAGCAAAGTCAGGATCTAAAGTAAAATTGATTCGCTTTGGTCAACAGGGGGTGCGTGGTGCTGGTAAGAATCCAAGATCAAAAGCACAAAGAGCTAGACGTAAATCATTTTTAGCTAGACATCGTAAGAATATAGCTAAAGGCAAGATGAGCGCAGCATATTGGGCTGCAAAGGTTAAATGGTGATGTTTAGAACTTTCGATTATGAATGCAGTAAATGCGAAGACACATTTGAGATAATGACTAAAGTAGATGAGACTGCTACTTGTGAATGTGGTAACACGAATTTAAAAAAACTCATGAGTGGGCCTTTATTCAAACTTAAAGGTAACGGTTGGCCTGGAAAAGAGTATAAAGCGCAATCTGACTGCAAACGAATGGCTAACGGTCAAAAGATATAGATGTAGTCTAATTCCCATTTAATTGAAGTCTATTAACAGGGGAACATAAATGGCTAATTACAATTCAGATTATACTGGCGCTCAAATTGACAGCGCAGTATCCAGAGCAAATTCAAGCGATGTGACCGCAGGAACGGTTACAGCTAGTAAAGCTGTTGTTGTCGATTCTAACAAAGATATCACAGGATTTCGGCACATTACCGCTACAGGAACGGTTACAGCAGCAAATGTATCACTTACTGGCAACGTAGATCTAGGAGATGCTTCTGGAGATACGGTCACTATTACAGGGTCAATTGATTCAAACTTAATTCCAGCAGCAGATGACACCTACGACATTGGTTCGTCTAGCTATGCTTGGCAAGATGTATACTTAGAAGGCAATCTTTATTTTTCAGATGCTACAGAAATAGATGTAGCAAGCGGTGATTTAACCGTAGATGTAGCAGGAGATATAGAATTTAACGCAGATGGCGGAGACTTTAGTTTTAAAGATGATTCGTCTACTTTAGCTACAATTAGTAGTTCTGGTGTAGTAACAGGCACAATGACCATTACTTCAGCTAGTATTACAGATAGTAGTGGCTCTATTTCGTTTGGTAACGAAAACCTTACCACTAGCGGAACTATACAATACGGCAGTATTTCTGACGGATCTATAACCATCACAGCTTTTGTAGATGAAGATGGTATGGATTCTAATTCTGCCACACTCGTACCTACGCAACAATCAGTTAAGGCTTATGTAGATGCACAGGTAACAGCCCAAGATTTAGACTTCCAGGGTGACTCAGGTGGTGCATTAAACATTGACTTAGATTCAGAAACACTAACTATAGCTGGTGGAGAAGGAATTGATACCTCTGGTTCCTCTAACACAATTACTATAGCTGGTGAAGATGCGACTACATCTAATAAAGGTATCGCATCATTTAGTTCAGATAATTTCTCAGTAAGCTCTGGAGCAGTTACAATTAAAGACGATGGTGTTATTCTTGCCACCGAAACTACTGGAGATTATGTTCAGAATATTACAGGTGGCACAGGTATAGATAGTACAGGTGCAACTTCTGGTGAAAATATAGCTCATACTTTATCAATAGATTTAAATGAACTCACAACCGAAACAAGCATAGCAGATGATGACTTTATCGCTATGGTGGATGCTACCGATAGTGCCTCTGGTAAAATAACTTTTGAAAATTTAGAGGATGCAATATTCGCATCCGTATCTGGTGATATAGCAATAGCAGAAGATGGAGCTGCAACTATTCAAGCCAATAGTGTAGCTCTTGGAACAGATACAACTGGTAACTATGTAGCAACAATCGCAGACTCAGGTGGTGGTGGTATTACAGTAGCGAATAGTGGAGCAGAAAGTGCAGCAGTTACTTTAGAATTAGATATTAAAGGCTTAACAGATGATGCGATAGCTAGTGGAGATTTTATTGCTTTCTCAGATGAAGGCGAATCAGGTGATCCAGCTAATCGTGGACAAATTGATGATGTAGCTACTTTGTTTGCTGGTACAGGCTTAACTGCCTCAAGTGCAGTAATTGGTGTAGATGCAAGTCAAACTCAAATAACCTCTGTGGGAACTTTAGGAGCTGGGGCAATTAGCTCTGGATTCGGTGCAATAGACAATGGCTCAAGCACAGCAAACTTTGGAGCTACCACAGTAGATAGCTTAAGTGTATCAGATGGTAATATTACAAACGTAGGCGATATTGCTCTGGATAGTATTTCTCCAGATGGAACTACAATTAATGTAGCTGTTACAGATAATACTTCAGATACATTTACGATCAAGCAAGGCTCAGATAAATACTTTGCAATAGATACTACAAATAGTGGTGAAGATATTGCGATTGGTACAGGAATTAGTGGAACTGCAATTTCAATAGGCCACTCTACTTCGGTTACAACTGTAAATGATAATTTAATCGTTACAGGCGATCTAACTGTTAATGGAGATACTACCACAATCTCAACTACAAATACTGTAGTAGCAGATACGTTAATGGAACTTGGAAATGGAACTTCTGGAACTCCAGGTAATGATTCAGGAATTGTAATTGAAAGAGGTAGTGCAGCCAACGCATTTATAGGCTTTGATGAATCCGATGATAAATTTATAGTAGGTACAGGAACATTTACTGGAGCATCTACTGGATCGCTCACTATAACCACAGGAACTTTAAAAGCTAATATTGAAGGTAATGTTACTGGTAATGTTACTGGAAATACAAGTGGCACAGCAGCAACTGTAACTGGAGCTGCACAAAGTGCTATTGAATCAGTCGGAACATTGACTGCTTTACAAGTAGATAATATCAACATCAATGGAAATACTATTATTTCTTCAGATACCAATGGGCATATCAATCTTACACCAAATGGTAGTGGTGAAGTAAATATCTCTAAAGTGGATATTGACTCTGGAACAATAGATGGTGCAACAATAGCTACCTCTGATGTTACTGTTGGCTCTGGAAAAACGTTAGATGTATCAGGTGGTACATTGACTTTAGCAGACGATCAGATTCCAATGGCAAAGACTGCCATAGTAGCTGGAACTGGAATATCCCTTTCAACTAATACACTAAATGTGGATGCCTCGCAAACAGGATTCACATCATTACTTAACGCAAGTTTGGTAGCTGGTAGAGATGCTGATAACCAAGTCAAGTTTAGTACAGATGACCAAATAATCTTCAGGGTTGCAGGTGGCGATGGTGTTACAATGAAAGCAAGTGGTGAGATAGAAGCAACTTCCTTAGACAT